AACTAGCTTGGTTGTGCTATAATATATTTTTAACATGGAGGTTAAAATGTTTATCATAACTCAAAATATTAATAATAGAAATATAGAAGACTTTGATGATTTTGATATATTAACTGATGAAAAAGATGAAATATTAATATTTGAAGAAGAAAGAGAAGCTATTAAATTTATGGATGCTGTAGGAATTAATATTAGTTTAGATAATAATGTACAATATTCATCTCAAGGTGATATAAATGTCTCAAGACTCCACTAATAAAATAATTAAACAACTACAAGATCATATAAAAAAACTTACTGATTATAATTCTAAATTAGAAAAAGAATTAGGTATTAAAAGAAATCTTTGGGTTGAAGATGACAGGAAAAGTAATTAATTTTTACCAACACTGGAAAGATAAACAAGAAAGTAGAAGAAAAGCAAAAGGTTTTTCAGAAGATTTTTGGTACACTTTAATTGCAGAAGGATATAACCCTGATAGTAATGAAAGTATAAAAAAATACCTAAAGGATACAAATGAAGATGAATAAAAATTTATGGGAGAAAGATCGTAAAAATTTATTTAGATCTATAAAAAGAGAATATCAAAGTGAAGGTTATACACCAGAAGAAGCAAAAAAATTAGCTAAAGAGGAGGTAGATGAAATCATGGAAGATAAAGAACTATTTGTTAGTAATTTATGGAAGGAGAAATATCAAGATTAATTATGTGGTTAGTAATTACAAAATGTAATAAAAAAATTAGTACATTTACTACAAAGTATAAAGCACAACTTTTTATAGACAATAGAAAAAATTTGTGTAATATGTTAGGAGTAGATGTTAAACATTATTATTCTATAGTAAAGGGAACAAAAAATGCCAGCACAAGGTTGGGGAAAAAGAGGAGCATGTCCTTCTAAAAGTTGTGGATCTAGTGATGCATGTGTAGAACATAGTGAAGGTTACTCGTATTGTTTTGCTTGTAAAACTAAGTTTGAAAACTATTCACAAAATAATAAAAATTACACAGAAAAAAAATTAAATAAAGATATTGTTATAGGTGATAAATACAAGAATAATAAATTATCTTCTATTGCTATAAAAGATAGAAATATATCATTAGAAACTACAAAATTTTATAATGTAAAATGTATTGTAGAAAATAATAAAATTGTACAACATCAATATCCATATCATACACCAGATGGTACATTGATAGGAGAAAAAAATAAACTAATAGAAAATAAAAAGTTTTGGTCATCAGGAGATTTAAAACAAGCAGGTCTATTTGGTGAACATTTATTTTCTGGAGGTGCTCCTTTCATTACTATTTGTGAAGGTGAGATTGATGCTATGTCAGTATATGAAATGGGAGGTAGAAAATATCCTTCAGTATCAATTAAAAATGGTGCTCATTCAGCACTTAAAAATTGTAAAGAATCTTTAAAATTTTTAAACTCTTTTAAAAATATTGTTATATGTTTTGATAATGATAAACAAGGACAAGAAGCCTCTAAAGAAGTTGCTACTTTATTTGAACCTAATAAATGTAAAATAGTATCTCTTAATTTAAAAGATGCTAGTGAATATTTACAAGCAGGTAAACGTGAAGAGTTTATGAAAAGATGGTGGAATGCTAAACCATATACACCAGCAGGTATAATAAATTTAGCAGATCTTGGTGATAGTTTATATGATGAAAGTGAATGTGATACTTGTTTATATCCTTGGAATAATCTTAATGAAAAAACTTATGGATTAAGAACAGGAGAGCTAACTGTATTTACATCTGGTTCTGGTATGGGTAAAAGTAGTATTATCCGTGAACTTATGCATCACATTATGACTACTACAAAAGATAATATAGGTATCTTAGCATTAGAAGAGAGCACTCGTAATACTGCTTTAAACATTATGTCTGTTGAAGCTAATGCTAGATTATATATAAAAGAAATTAGAGAACAATTTACTATTGATCAACTAAAAGAATATCAAAATAAAACTATTAATAGTAATAGATTTTTTGCTTTTGATCATTTTGGTTCTATACATAATGATGAAATATTAGATCGTATTCGATACATGGCTAAAGCTCTTGATTGTAAATGGATATTTTTAGATCACTTATCTATTTTAGTATCAGGCCAAGAAGATAATGGTAATGAACGTAAACTTATTGATATGTTAATGACTAAACTTAGATCACTTGTACAAGAAACAGGAATAGGTTTAATATTAGTAAGTCATTTACGTAGACCTATTGGTGATCGTGGACATGAAAATGGTAGAGAAATTTCTTTATCTCAACTTAGAGGTTCAGGTGGTATAGGGCATTTATCTGATATGGTAATAGGATTAGAACGTAATCAACAAGCCGATGATGAAGACATTGCTAATACAACTACTATAAGAGTAATAAAGAATAGGTATGCAGGTGACTTAGGAGTAGGATGTTATTTATATTATGATAAAGATACTGGTAGAATGTCTGAAGTAGCTAATCCATATGGAGATAGAGATGAATAAAAAACCATTTAAACATAAGTTTAAACAGGATGCTTATGATAGAGCAGATCACAAAGCTAAACAAACTATTATTAATTATTTAAAACCTATGAACTATACAAAAATAGACTCAGAGGAAAATTATAGTTTTGATCTTATGTGTTATGCTTCTGATAAAATTCATTCATTACATGAAGTAGAAATAAAACATGGATGGAAAAATGAATGGCCGGATTCATGGAAAGAAATAAGATTGCCTCATAGAAAAAATAGATTACTTAGAATATGGAAACAAAAATATCCTAATAGTTTATTATCTTTTTATATATTAAGAAATGATTGTAAAAAAGCTTGGCATATTGATGGAAGTGTGTTAGAAAATTGTGAAGTTAAACCTGCATTTGGAAGAAACATAACAAAAGGAGAATTATTTTTTCATATATTAGTTAAAGATGCAACCCTAATAGAGAACTTAAACTATGAAAACAGCAGTAGTTGATATTGAAACAGATGGATTTGATGCAACAAAAACTCATTGCATTGTAGCTATAACAGAAGATAATAAAGAACACTATTGGACAGGAGATGATTGTTTTAAGTTTAAAGATTGGTCTAAAAATATAGATCAATTTATAATGCATAATGGAATTAGTTTTGATGCACCAGTTCTTAATAAACTAATAGGAACTAATATACAAATGTCTCAAATTAGAGATACTTTAATTGAGTCCCAATTATTTAATCCTATAAGAGAAGGAGGTCATTCTTTAAAAGCATGGGGTAAAAAATTAAACTATCGTAAATTTGATTATGATAACTTTGATGCATTTACTTTAGAAATGTTAGAGTATTGTAAACAAGATACAAGACTTACAAAAAAAGTATCTGAATATTTAGAAATAGAAGGTAAAACTTTTTCTAAAAAATCTTATGAATTAGAAAAAAAAGTAAGGTGTATAATAGACAAACAACAAGACAATGGATATGCTTTTAATATTAAAGATGCTTCTATATTACTAGCTCAACTAGAAGATGAACAAACACAATTAGAAAATAAAGCACAAGAACTATTTCCACCTAAACAAATACAATTAAAAACAAAAACAAAAGAGATACCTTTTAACATAGCTAGTAGAAAACAAATATCTGAAAGACTACAAGAGAAAGGATGGAAACCAACTGAGTTCACAGAAAAAGAAAATATTATTATCAATGAAAAAGTTTTATCTACTATTGATATGCCAGAAGCTAAAATGTTTAGTAGATATTTTTTACTACAAAAACGAACAGGTCTATTAAAATCTTGGATTAAAGAATGTAAAGATACTAATAGAGTACATGGTAAAGTTATGACATTGCAAACAGTCACAGGTAGAATGGCTCACTCTTCTCCTAATATGGCACAAGTACCAGCAGTGTATTCACCTTATGGTAAAGAGTGTCGTAGACTTTGGACTGTAGATAATATTAAAACACACAAACTTGTAGGTGTAGATGCTAGTGGTCTTGAACTAAGATGTTTAGCTCACTACATGGATGATGCTAACTTTACAGAAGAAGTACTAAGTGGTGATATTCATACAGCCAATCAACAAGCAGCAGGTTTAAAAACTAGGGATGAAGCTAAAACATTTATATATGCTTTTCTTTATGGAGCAGGTCCAAATAAAATAGCTAAAATATTAAACTCAAATGTTAAAGAAGCAAGTAATGTTATTGATAGATTTTTATCTAACTTACCAAAATTAAATCAATTAAGAGAAAAAGTATTTAATGAAGCTAGTAGAAAACAAAAAATAATTGGGTTAGATGGTAGGTATCTACACATACGACATGCTCATGCTGCACTTAATACTTTATTACAAAGTGCAGGTGCTATAATATGTAAACAATGGTTAATAGAAATAATAAAAAGAGTTGACAAATATAATTTAGATGCTAAACTAGTAGCATCTGTTCACGATGAATATCAATTTGAAGTTGTGAACAAAGATATTCCTATGTTCTGTGAATTAGCAAAGCAAGCTATTTACAATACAAAGGATGTATTAAATGTTAAATGTGATTTAGACTGTGATTATAAAGTTGGAAATAATTGGGCAGAAACACATTGACATTTAAAAGTAAAAAGTGTATACTAAACTTCTAACAGTGAAATTTTCAAAGGAGAAAATATAATGTCAGTAATTCAAGGTGAAGCTTTTTGGGCTCATGTTATTAACCCAAATACCAAATGGAATCCTGAAGGTGAATGGTCTATTGAGATTGGTAATCTTGATAAGATTAATAAAAGTATTGCAGAAGCTGATGGACTTACTATTAAAAACAAAAACGATGAACGAGGTGACTTTGTAACTTTAAAACAATATGCTAGAACTAAAGAAGGCACTGCTAGACCTATGAGGGTAGAAGATGCCAAACGTAATCCATTTCCTGCTGATCAACTTATAGGTAATGGATCTAAAGTAAATGCAAGCTATTATCCTAAACCATACACTCAATATGGTGGTGGTGTAAAAGGATACTTACAAGGTGTTCAAGTTATTAATTTAATTAAATATAATAACGATGATTTTCAAGTAGTACCTGAAGGGTATGATAGTAATACTAATAATGAAGTTCCTTTTGAATAATAACTAAGGTGTAAGAGAGTGTCTTCACTATCCTTCACAAGATAGAGTTAGGCACTCTCTTATAATATTATAATGAAAAGTATTACTACCCTAGTAAAAGATATTTATGAATTATTTAGTTATAACCCTATAAAGAAAGAAGAAAAAGAAGTTGATAAATTAATAGATAATTTTGGTAACATGTTAAAAATACATGTTAAAGATTTTTTATATGAAAAACCAAAACAAAAAAATGGACTAAGACTCTCTGCTATAGGCAAACCAAACAGACAACTATGGTACGAAACTAATTTAGAAAATAAAGAAGAAAATTTACCACCCTCACTAAGAATAAAATTTTTATACGGATACATTTTGGAAGAGCTTCTACTTGTGTTGGCACAAATAGCAGGACACAACGTAGAAGCTCAACAAAAAGAAGTAAAAGTTGAGGGAGTTTTAGGACACATAGATGCAATAATAGATGGTGTATTAGTTGATTGTAAATCAGCTTCAGGTAGAAGCTTTGAAAAATTTAAAAATAATCTTTTAGTTAGTGATGACCCTTTTGGGTATATAGCTCAAATATCAGCTTATGCTGAAGCTAATAATTTAAATCAAGCTGCTTTCTTAGTAATAGATAAATCAACTGGTGAAATTTGTTTAACACCTATACATGAAATGGAAATGATAAATGCACCTAGAAGAATTAAAGAACTTAAAACAATAGTTAAAACTAAAACACCACCTTCTAAATGTTATACTGACGTAGATGATGGAAAAAGTGGTAATAAAAAACTAGCAATAGGTTGTGTATATTGTAAATTTAAAGAAGAGTGTTGGTCAGATGCTAATGGAGGTAAAGGATTAAGAGTATTTAAATATGCTAATGGAAACAGATATTTAACACAAGTAGTTAAGTTACCAGATGTACAAGAAATTTATTTAAATTAATGAAAAGATCACATTGGAAATTTAAAAAGAAACCAGACATACACAATATGTTTGGTTTTGTTTATATAATAACTAACTTACAAACTACAAAAAAATATATAGGATGTAAACAATATTGGCATTATAGTAAACGAAAAAAAACAAAAGAAAGTAATTGGAAATCTTATACAGGTTCTTCTGCATTACTTAACGAAGATATAAAAAAACTAGGTAAAAGAAATTTTACTTTTAATATTATTGCAGAATTTAAAAATAAAAGAAGTTTAAAGTATTATGAACTATATTATCAAATGAAATATAATGTATTAGCTTCAACAATAGAAGGCTCTGATGAACCAAAATTTTATAATAAATATGTAGGTGGTAAATTTTATAGGCCAGTTCAACAATATGATGAAGAATAATATTAAACAATTAGTAAATAATTTTAAAGCAGATTCTGAACAAGCTTTATTTATATCTGTTATATTTCAAGCTGTATTAGATGTTACTAAAAATAATTTTAGTTTAGAGAAAGATCAAGCAAGAGCTTGGTTCTTTGCTTCAGTAGGAGTTACTTGTCAAAACTTTGAGTTTATTTGTGATAATGCTGGACTTGAACCTAAAACTGTGAGAGAATTTGTTTCTCATGTTATAAATTCTAAAGACAAAGATAAAATTAGAAATACAATAATAAGGATTATGAACTAATGGATAGAGATAAATGGATTGTAAATCAAATGGAATTACAAGATAAATTAATACCTGATTATAAAAATACTCTTTCAGCATTAGATAAGCAAATAGGAGGTAATCATTATAAAGATTGTAAGATTCAACCTGTAGAATTTATAGCAAAAAATAAAATAGGTTTTCTTGAAGGTAATATTATTAAATATGCTACAAGACATTCTAAAAAAGGAGAAGGTAAAAAAGATATAGAAAAAGTAATTCATTATGCAGAACTAATATTAGAGATGTATTACAATGATAACTGAAGGTATAACAATTTCTCCAGAAAGAGATGATCTTTTTGATAAGCTAGGAATCACTCGTCTTAAAGAAGCTTATATGATGGATCACGAAATATCACCACAAGAAAGATTTGCTTATGTATCTAAAACTTTTGGAACTACTTCAAGCCATGCTCAAAGATTGTATGAATATTCTTCAAAACATTGGCTCTCGTATTCAACACCAATTTTATCGTATGGACGATCTA